AACTTGAATAATTGTGATTGCTGGTTTTTATTTAATACCATCTCACCACTATTAAGTCCTGCTAAAACTTTATCACCACTATATGAGTTTCCACCAACAATACCACCAGATGCGTGCTTTTCACCCATAACAGTATCTTTAGCCATATCCCATAATGCCCCTAATTTATCATCTGAATTCCACCATTTTTTTAGCTTATCCCAAATATTTTTTATTGTTTCAATTGGGTGCATTATTAATTTAGCAATTCCTTCTAATGCACTTATGAAGAATCTAATTGGGGTTGTTATTGCATTAAATGCAACACTTAAATATCCTCCCCTTTCTTGTATATCTTTATTTACTGCTGATAAAGCTGGACCTACCTTTTCTTTAGCCCAATTAAACGCTTCTTTTCCACCTTCCACAATACTATCTCCAACTGATTTTGCATAATCTATGAAATCTTTATCAGCATTTTGAGGTAAGCTTTTCCAAGTATCATAAGCACCTTTAACAGCACCAACGGCAGCACCTATACCAGCTCCTAAAGGTCCAAACATAGCACCAACTGCCCCATATTCAACAGCAGTAGTGGTTGCTTTAAGTGCTTGATGTGCTTTTCCTCCTTTTTGTATTTTACCTTTATCCGCTAAATAATCAACACCAATTCCTCCAACAGCGCCTAGAATTCCTATACCACCACTTTTTGCTAATTTACCAAATGTTTTTAATGTTCCAGCCCTAGATAAACTAGTTTTTGCAGCGGAAAATGCACCTTTTAAACCGCTTCCATGAGTTATTGCTCCTTTGAAAGCTTTTGTTGCTCTAATACTAGACTTTGCTAACTTAAAAGGAGTCTTCCACATTGTTTTTACAGCATTCAATGCTTTTCCTCCAACATTTTTAACTCCACCTAATGCTTTAGCTCCAAGTCTTCCACCAACTGTTGTACCACCTAGTAATGATGCCCCCAAAAGTTTTTTCCCAGCCCATAATGCAATCAATAATGGCCAATGTTTTGTTAACCAAGCTGTAACACCAAAGACTCCTTTAGCAACATTTTTAATTGTTTCTTTATTTTCCCTCAGCCAATCTAATGCGGTTTTTGCAATTTCTCCTACGTTTCTTCCTATTTCAACAACTGATGGCTGTACTTCTTTAGCAAACTTCTTAATTGCTGTTGTTGCTCCTGGAATATATTGGTTTAAAGATTTTGCAATACTAGCTGCAAACGAATCTCCAATACCATTTATTTGCTCTTGTATATTAGTTAATGTTTCTGCTTGCTTTTGCATTATGTCTTTCTCAGACATATTATCAAACTCTTGAAGTTCTTTCAAAATTGATTCATCAAGTCCATTTTTTGTAATATCATGTGCTTTTCCACTAACATCATTAATCATTAAGTGTCCAGTATTAGTATCAACATATGACCTATTTAAAACAGCATCTCTATTTTCTTTTGAAATCCTACCTAGTTCGGTACTGTATGCCCCTTCTTTATATTTGATTTCAGCTTGTTTCTTTGCAATTGACATTGCCTCATCCATGCTGATGCCCATAGCTTGAGCAATATTCTTAACAAAGTCACGATTCATACCATTGACGTTTGCCATACCAGTCTTAGCATCAAACTGTGCGTAGCCACCAAGCATCTTTGTCATTCTTTCAGTGAATGCCTCTGGGTCATAGTTTGCCTCATAAGCCATTGTCAATGGATTTGAACCATAAGCTCCAGCAGCACCACCAAGCATCTGTAATTGTGCCGAAGATTCTATAGCTGAATCCAATTCCATAAACTTATTTGCAGCATTTTCAACCGATTGCAAGTTAAAACCAAGTTTCTCAGAAAGTGCTGTCATTCTAATGATGCCATTAACTCCATCACGGAATGACAATTTGTTAGCCAAAGAAAGATTTTTAGCAACCTCTTTACTGAATTTAGCTGCATTTAATCCACTTTTAGCTGCTGTAGCGTATGCTTTTGAAACTGCTCCTTGCACAGTGCTTAACTGAGCACCCATGTGGTTCATCATCTGCTCAGTAAACTGATTTGCAGTTCCAGCACCAACTAGCTTGTTAATTTGAACTTGTCTTTCTGCTTCAGCTTCATTAAGCATATACTGCTTACCAGTGGCATCAATAATACCTCTTTGCACTTCTTTTATTGCATCTGCTGCAACACCATATTTAAGTGCTAGTTTTTCAGTTCTTTCAGTGAGAACTTGTGTATATGCTTGTGCTTCCCTTGCACTAAGTCCAACTTCCCTAGCAAATGCAATACCCTCCTTGTGGAATTGTACAGTGGCTTGGAAACCCTTACTAATTAAAGAAGTCATCATTCCTAATGCACCGTTAATTCCACCTCCTATAACGCTTGCTATCTGTGTAAATATTGCTAATAATGCTTGTGGCATATATGATAGATTTTTTAAGAATATTTTATTAATTTACTATATAAATAGGTGTATTTACATTTTTTAACATTATTTATTTTGTTAAATTGAAAATATTTCGTATCTTTGCAGTATAAAACAATAAAAAATAAATAAACTATGAGATTTTATCAAGAATGGAAAGGCATTATTTGGGAATTCAATTCTGTAGGGGAATTCCTACTACATATTGTATGTAGGATAATAGGTGCTATAATTGGATATGGCATTTTGTTTTTAATTATTTTATGGTTAGCTTGGTATGGTAGTAAGTGAGGTTAATCTTTTGGCATCGTTTCATTGTAATAACGAGAAATACTTTAATGGCATTCTTCCTATACCACAGTTCAAAATATCCAATTCATATAGGACGTTGGGTTATTTTCACTGTGATGTCGACGAATATGGTGACTATTACAATGAAATAATAGAAGTAAGTGGCAACTATGACTATACTGAGGAACAATTTAGGAACATAATGATTCATGAAATGATTCATTACTACCTATTATACGTTGGCTTGGATAACAGATGCACACATGGAAAAGAATTTAAAAAAATGGCTAAAGAGTTCAATATAAAATATGGTTTCAATATCACAAAAACTATTGATTTAAGTGACTTTAAAATTAAAAAAGGGAATTCAATCCTTATGTTTAAACTTTGTACTTTATTCTGATATTTATATTGGAACAAAGTTTTTTTTATGAACAAAATAAAATCAATTATACGAGAAGAAATAGATAGATTTATTATAAACGAAAACGTAAGTAATCTATCAAAATATGCAAGCACAATAAATGACTATTTAAATCAAATGCAAAACATTGATAGTTTGCAGTCACAAATCAAACAAGCTACTATGAACTTTATGAAATATTGCATACAAATAATTCATGCAATAAACAGATGTGTTCAAGCAAACAGTTTGAATGAAGGATTAGGTAATTGGGGGATAAATGTACCGCCAGAGTTGGGAGGCAATTTTTGGAATGATGCAGTAAGAGGATATTACAAAACAAAAAATTTTCTAACTGGAGGAAAAAGTGGTGTGCGTGGTGGTAAAGCAGTTAAAGGGATTAACCAAAATGCATTACCATCTGTTAAATTGTCAGAGTTATTAGGAAATCTGCCTAGTTGGGAAAACCAATGTATTAGGTATCAATTAAACAAAAAAATTGGTAATAATATAATTAATAGTATAATACAAACTTTATACCAATTAAATCAAGAATATACTAGTATGGTACAAACCGCACAACAACAAAACGCCCAAGGTCAAAATCCTTGAGCGTTGTTTTTTATTTTACATTAATCCCATTTCTTCTGCAATGTCGTTACCATCTAGTCCTTGACTCATGCTAGTATAGTTAGATATGTTACTGTTTGAACTAGAACTACCGCCTTCATTCATCGAAGCATTTCTAGCCTCAACATATTCAACATACTTGTTAATATAGTATTTTCTATCCATTATTGGCATTTTTTCAAGTACATCGAAAGGTATTTTCATGTACATGTGACATGCGAACAATTCATCTTTAAGGTTTCTCTCATACATCGGAGATATTGAGGAAAACAGAATCGTCCCAGTTAAGAAAGGTCTTGAATGAGCCACCTCCTAGACTCTCTGGTCTTTCAATTTCAATATCAAAATCAATTCCAGGTCTGTTATCATTAATATATTTTCTTAACATCAATGAATCTCTAGCTGGCATCTGATTAATATATTTTCTTATAAATTCCCTATCGTAATTGTCGTTCACAGCAACAATCTGTAACTGCATATTATTGGTCATTATCTTAGTAAACTCAGAATTATTAACTTCTTTCAGTTTCTTTGACCATTTATCAATTGTTGCTATTGCTGCCTTAATTGTTTTCTTATCGTTGTCATTGACATATTTATCATTCATAAGTGCAGCCTTTAACGTCTCTGATTCCCTTGCAAGCATCATAGACTTAGTGCCATATCCCTCAAGTTCTGTGACTTGTCTAAGCTGCCTTTCTTGTTTTCTAGTTAAATATCTGAACTTAATTCTATCCTTCAAAATAGGTGTGGTATATTCAAAATGACCATTCTCGTCACCAATAAGTTTAAAATCTCTTGGCTTAAGCTTTGTTAGGTCAATTGTTGTATCGATTTGTTCACCAGTATCTGGGTCACTAACAACAATTGGGAAATCTGGACCGTAGCTAGTTGCTCTCAAATACAATATAATTGCATCAGCATCACCACTAACCAAATCTTCCACGTTTATTTCACTATTAACAACTTTAGACTTCAATAGATAATCAATTACCAATCCATCCTTATACAAGTTTGGTGATGTGATGATGTTTTCATCGTAAGCTGTCAAAAATGCCACTGGAACCCTATCCACTTTGTTTCTGTAACATTGACCGTTACTAGGCAATTGAATAATATCATACTTCAAGTTAGGGTCAATGTCATTGAAGTTAGCTTTATCAGCAATTGTTGTCTCACTTGGTGTCATATCATATTCTTCAATAACTGTTTCAGTAGATTCTGCAATTGCTAATTCGTTGTCTTCTTGTCTTGTTTTTTCATTTTCGTTTAACATATCAAAAATTGACATATCAGTATCTTGGAAAAGATTTGCTTGAGGTGCTGTTTTCTTAGCTGTTGTGGATAAAGATGTTTTCTTTGTCTTATTTCCACCAAGTACAGTTGGGTCAATGCTATTGATGTGGTCAATAACCTCTTGCTGTGCTCTTTCAATCTGTTTTACAGATACAGTTTTACCCCTGCTTTCGGCTTCTTTCTTAGTCTTTTCCAACATTTTGTTGTTTTCCAAAAGAGTCTTGATTTCGTTCTCTTGCTCTTCAGTTAATTTCTTTTTTGCCATAACTCATTATATTTCGTCTATTAATCTTAGTTTCTCAATGAATACAATCATAGAATTGTCATCAACAATATCCATAATCTTGCAGTTCTCTAAAATTGCATATATATCTTCACCAGCTTTATTTACGAAATGCATCTTTACATTTCTCTTAGGTTCTTTTACCCAAGCCCATTCTTCACCTTTATAATCTTTGTATTTGTTAATTGCATTATGCTCCTTAACCCACAATGATACCTCTGCGATAAACTCTTCCTCACTAGTATTATCGTCAAATTCAAACATTTCTATAAATGGTTTCTGGTCTACAAAGTGTGTAATCAAGTTATCAACTGTATCATCGTTTCCATTTTCGTCATAAACAATACCATTACAGCTTGAATAAGCCACTTTATCCTCCTTCTGAGACGTGTTTGTACCTAACTTGTATGTTTGTCCATCACCACCTATTAAACCACCACCACCGTTCTCTCTTTCGTAAACAGCGTTGTAAATAATGTCTTTATTCTTATTATATTCCTTTGACACTGCTTCAATGTATTCATTTTCGTTATAATAATTACTATTCACATCGAAAGCCCCATCATTGTAATCATAATAAGGCATATATAACGTAACTTCCACAATAAATATAGTTTATTTTATTTTATTAATATGTCTCTTATTTTTCTTTTCAATAAGAGTCTTTTTTTCTGTTTCTTTGTATAACCTTTTCTTTAATTCACCCATAACCATTTTAGGGTCTTCACGAATATCTTTCTCCCAAATCCTCATAATTGGGATACCATGCATTAAAGCCCACTTGTCCTTATACTCGTCAACTCTCTTATTATGTTTCTGCATGGGATTCATATTTTCCTCTTTAACAAGTCTAGGGTCTGAGTGATAATATGAGCCATCAACTTCAATTATTAAGTTATTATCAGGCAAATAGAAATCATAGAACCTACCAATGTCTTTTGCTTCAAATTGATAAACATATTTTACTTTAAGTTTATCTAAAAAGTCTTTTGCAAAGTCTTCCTCTAACTTTGATGTTCCAAACTTAGGGTGTGAACGTACAGTCCTTCTAGTCGTTTTTTTTACTTTAGAGACTGTACGCTTCTTTTTTGGCTTGCTCACTAAGGTTTTACCCTTATTACTTACTTGTTTCATATTCTACATTTTGGTAGCTAATAAATAGTTGCATCTTTGAAAAATCATCACTAGCATAGTCAATTGGGTCTCTATAAATCTCCATCAAGTGACATCTAGAATACCTTTCTGTATATAAAACCTTACCATCAGCCTCCAAATGCTTAATTACAAAATTAAATGAGTTAGGTGCATACTTCAATACTTGAAGAATTGGATACTTCTGGCCATTAAAATCTGTAACAAAGTCATAAATGCACACAGATACCCTTTTCTCTTGTGGGTCAAATGCAACTGACTTAACCATAATCTCTGGGATACTTAATGGGTCTTTCAAGTCAACCAAGAATCTATTTGCTTGCAATCTTGAATCAGCAGTATTTCTCAAATCTTCAACAAATTCTTTAGTTAAATCGTCATTGTAATTCGCATCACTTTCATTTTTCTTATAAATGCTTTCGTAATTGTATCTTATAGTTGGTTTACCTTCCTTTTTATATTCATCTTCAACGAATTGTACTGCTTTACCTTGTTTAACAATTGAATCATAAAATCCCTTGCTCTTCTTATCTTCCTCGCAAGCTTTTTCTGTCATAGAATTTACGTATTTATTATTATTAGCATCGTCATAGAAACTGTAGATTACATCTTCATCTTTCTGCCCTATTCTAGAAATATCATAATTAATTCTATTAATTTCCTTTACAACTTCATCTATGTCTTCCCTAATCATTTCAATTGACTTTTTACTAGAATTTTTAGACATCATTTCACATAGTGTGTTGTTAAGCATTTTCTGCTGATTAATTCTTGTCCATAAAAGACTCTTCAAATATTTTGGGTCTTTTCTTCTTGTTTCCATTTCTCCCATAACTTATATATACTTTTATTATCTTATTATTAGATGGCACAATACCACTTTAATAAAAAATAAAAAAAAGTTAAAAAAACAAAAGATATTTTGGTAATTAAATTACTTTTAATATATTTGCAAAAATCAAATTTTTGAAAAAATAGGCAATTATATATAATTTGACACAAGTAGTTTAAATAATAACATATGGAAAAAGAAAAATTTATAACTGAGCTAAAATCTCTTTGCGAGAAGTATAAGTTGTGTGTGGTTCCAGAGGAAAACGGTAAATACGAACTTCCTCTTATTATTGCCCCATACGAAGGCGAAAACAAATCTTTATATGATTATTTAGATGACTCTGATTTGGAAGATGATTCTCATTATAGTATTGATGATAAAATAAGTGATGAAGAACTCAAGTTCTGCAAAGAACACAGAATTAGAGTAACTGCTGTTGATATGGTTTGGGATGACAAAAAGAAAGAAATGATAGAGGTTAGAAACGAAAGACTTGTATAAGGTCAAATAGTATATAATTACTAAAAAATATGTTTAAAAATTACAAAAAGTATTACGACAATTACATCAAATACTTGATGTCTTTGGATGCTCAAATGAATACAAATGACATGGATAGTGGTTTCGCTGTAGTTGAAACCTTCATTATGCATGTGTATGGGAACTATCTGAACCATAAGTATTATGGTAAATACTCTGAGGTAAAAAAAGAAATAACATTGGTAGATTCTTCTATTACGAGTAACCAACTCACAAAAGAGCTTAAACTTGAATATTTAGGGGAATATATGTATAAGGAGTATTCATACCTTGATACATTGAGAAATATGGGACACTATGTATTCTTCAACGGAACTGCATATATATTCACCGACTATGGGTTAATACAAATATATGGTAGGAATAGTGAGGTCACAAAAATTGCAAAGATATTAACGATTGATGTATGGGTCTATAAAGAGGAATATAAAGATGAATTACAAGGGTTCATCAATTCATGCTTAGTAGAAATTCCTTCAGACGAAAAACAGAAGAACCTCACAGTATGTACTTGCGGCAATTATGGTATTAAAAAGTCAAAGATTGAGGTTAAACCATTCGACTGTGACATTGAGAAGAATTATAACAATGACCTTCCATATGACACGTTAACAGAACTTGTCAACTCAGAAGAGGAAGAGTTGATACTGTTGCATGGAGACCCAGGTACTGGTAAAACCTCTATTATCAAGAAGCTTATCTATGACAACCCAACTGTTGAGTTTGTCATCTTCGACTATAACCTCTTAACTGATATAAGCGATGGTAAACTGTTTGATTTCTTGAGTGAGCATAAACAGCACGTCTTTATCATTGAAGACTGTGAGAAACTGTTTACTGATAGAAATAACGGCAATAAGTTCCTTAGTTCAATGCTTAACCTTACTGATGGTATTGTTGGTGAGGCATTCGGTATAAAGTTCTTGTGTACGTTCAACTGTCCGAAGTCAAAGATTGACCAAGCAGTATTGAGAGAGGGTAGACTTTCGCTCATATATGAGTTTAAAAAGCTTACGCTCGATAAGACAAAAGAGTTAATGCCAACTGCCACAGAGTGCATGACATTGGCTCAGATATACCACACTGAGGATAATGGTAATAAAAAGAAAGATAAAAAAATAGGATTCTAGTTGTTAGAATCCTATTTTTGTTTTAACTCCCTATTAATACGCCAAAATCGCATAATCCATCTGAATTGTAATTGTAATCTCACTTAGCTCATCTGATGAATAGTCAAGATTTCCGAAATCTGCGTCCGTGATGAATGCATTCTTTAAAATCCACTTACTAACAACAACACCAGTTGGGTCAAGCATTTCAAGCTCAACATCACGCTTATAACCTGCCGCATAACCTTGACGGCCAGTAACTGACTCAGAGTGAAGACGTACCCATTCCATTATAGCTTGCGAAGCAGAAGGCCCAATTGGGTCTCTCAATGTTACTTGTATTGACTCCCAAGTATAACGTCCTACAACATATGTTTCTGTGTTTAAGAAAGGTATTGCTTTACCCTCTTGCTTTATGTGTGGACGTTTAGCCGTTTTGCACCACCACTCTTGAATTCCCAAGTCGGCTGGAAATCTTAATAGCCATCTATTTTGCCTGAGAGGTTCGTAATTGAGCGGCATTTTCAAAAGTAAATCACTCATAATTTTATGCCTTTTAATTTGAATTATTTATTATTATTTTCTTTATTTTTTTAATATAAATATACTAAATAATTTTTTTTCATTATTTTTTTGAAAAAATTATTATTTTTTATATATTTGCAAAGTATTTATAATAGTAAATAAAACATAATTTATGGATAAAAGAGAAAATTTTATAAAAAAAGCAACAAAAAAGCACAATGGAAAATATGATTACTCAAAAGTAGAATACATAAACAGTACAACAAAAGTATGTATCATATGCCCCATTCATGGCGAGTTTTGGCAAACGCCACAAGGTCATATTAGAGGAAACTCTTGTCCAAAATGTGCAAATATAAAACGAGGCGATACTTTTAGAAGTAACGCTGATGAATTCATAGAAAAAGCATCAAAAATTCACAATTCAAAATATGTTTATGACAAAACCAAATACGTTAATTCTAACACAAAAATCCCAATATTGTGTTTTGAGCACGGAACATTCTGGATGACACCAATGAACCATCTTCTAGGTCAAGGCTGTCCTAAATGCAGTGGAAGAGGGCTGAACAACAATGAAATTATAAATATGTTTATCGCCAAGCATGGAAAAAAATACGATTATTCCAAAGTAGAGTTTACTAAAATGCACGATAAAGTTTGCATAATATGTCCAAAACACGGAGAGTTCTGGCAAACACCGTCAAAACACCTTCTAGGGCAAGGTTGCCCTAAATGTGCAATTGAGTTGAGAGCGGAAGAAAGAAACATCGGAAACGAAGAATTCATAAGAAGAGCAAGAAAAATATATGGTGATAAATACATTTATGCCGACACTAAATATACAAAAATGGAAGATAAGGTTAAAATAATATGTCCAAAACACGGAGAGTTCTGGCAAAAACCATATGACCACCTTCATGGGCATGGGTGTCCTATATGCGGATTAATCGAATCTAAAGGAGAAACTGAAATATATGATTATATTTGTGGCCTTATTGGGAAGGAAAACGTAGAGCACTCAAATAGGGAAATACTAAACGGATATGAAATAGACATCTATATTCCAAATCTACAAATTGGAATTGAATACAATGGTCTTAAATGGCATTCAGAAAAATTTAGAAATAGAAATTACCATTTAATGAAAACCAACTTAGCAAAATCAAAAGGCATCAAACTAATTCAAATTTTTGAAGACGAATATATCTTACATAAAAACATTGTATTGTCTAAAATAAAAACACTAATCCATGCAAATAAAAACGTACAATCAATAATGGGTAGAAAATGTTCAGTTCAACAAATTACAAAGGATGTTGCTAAATCTTTCCTTGAGAAAAACCATATTCAAGGCTATGGCAGATGCACACTTGCTCTAGGTTGTTTTAGCAGTAATACACTTGTAGGGGTAATGACATTTGAACAATATGGCACTGAATGGCTTCTAAACAGATTTGCAACTGATATTAATTTCATATGTCAAGGAATTGGCGGTAAATTGTTTTCTTTCTTCATTAAAAATTATAACCCCAAAATAGTAAAATCATTTGCAGATAGAAGATGGACGTTAGACGAAAACAATAACTTATACACAAAACTAGGCTTTAAACTAGAGAAAATACTAAAACCAGACTATAGATACGTTAACTCATCACACCCAACAGATAGAATACATAAATTTAACTTTAGGAAAAAAATATTAGCAAAAAAATATGGTGTAGATGAAAAACAAACTGAAACCAAACTAACGGAAAGTTTAGGTTTCTATAAGATATGGGATTGTGGACTTTTAAAATATATATGGAAAAATGAGGATGAACACTAATTCATCCTCATTATTTTTTGTTATTTCATTTATTTTTTATATATTTGCAATATTATTGAATAATTAATTTTTATTTTATGGAACTAAAAATACTTTTTTTAATGATATTGCTTCACATTATAGACGATTTCCACTTACAAGGAATATTGGCTAATATGAAGCAGAAAAATTGGTGGTTGAAGCAAAAAGGATATAAAGATATGTACGAGTATGACTACATGACTGCATTGACGATTCATTCTCTGTCTTGGTCAATAATTATCTCTATTCCGCTTTGGTTTTTTAGCATTACTCCAAACATACTAGGTATGATAATATGCTGCAATATGTTTATTCATATGTATGTGGATGACCTCAAATGTAATCAATTAAAGATAAGCCTCACAATTGACCAAACAATACATATAATCCAAATTTGGGTAACATGGGCAATATGCTGCTTTTTAATATAAAAAGGTACTGACGTTAATCAGTACCTTATTTTTTATTTACCTTTTCCTGTTAGCAATTTGTCGCTTGACAAGAACACATCTTTAAAATATGCATACAAATCCGATGTAGGATGGTCTGCGTATTTCTTCAAACCCTCAATTGCAGTTTCTCTAATCTTGCCTACAATTGGCTCATGCTGTATTATTTCTTGGGCATGCATTGCAATTTCTTCCTCAGAATCACCATTACCCATTTGTTGTGATTGTTTTGGTTGAACCAATGCTGGGTTAACTTCATCTTGCCCTTGTGCTTGCATCTGTTGTTGTTCCATACCGCCATCATCCATCATTCCATCTTCACCATTGAAAATATAGTCTTCTGTAAGCTGTGCTTTCAAGCTTTTTAATTCATTTAGAATATTTTTAAAATTTTTTTCCATAATTAATAAACGTTTATTTGTATATAAATATCAAGTAATGTTAAAATATAATAATATATTTGGCTAATTGGGGATTTTTTTATATCTTTGCAGAAGAATTTATTAACCGTTAAATTAACTAATATAAAATATGGATATTAAACCAATTACAGCAAAAGAAATCATAGAAAACCGTTTTTCAGATAGAACTATTTCTACCATTAATAACATTCTAGCCGAAAGATTTAAGGTAGGTGAACCTGTCTTAATAACGTTTGAAGAGTTCCGTGCTAGGTGGGACGATTATGCTAGGGCATACGAGAAACTTATTGAAAAAGAATACCACAATATTGGTGATTTGTATTCTTTGTACGGATGGTCTGTTATAGAAGGAGAAGAAGTAATGATTTTTGAAATTCAGTAGCTATTTATAAAAAAAGAAGGGAACGATATACTTGTCAGAACCATTGATTTGGAAGAAGCTGATAAAGTTGGTATTGACCTTACTGAATTCGGATTTGAAATAGCTGAAAAATTTAAAAAGGCACATGAATATGCAATGGCATAAAAAAGTGGAGGGGAATTAATCTCTCCACTTTTTTATAATTATGCCATTCGATTAAATATCATCAAATGAAACTCCCTTTTTCAGCTGGTTAAGGTTGTTGTAAACATTTTCATTAGTGTATAGTCCACAAAACTTAGAACTACTCTTATAACCAGGAACTGTATTACTTTTTGGAACATAATACAATAATCTTATACCCTTGTCTCTGCATAACTGATTTTTATACACGTCTCTCTGTATATTTTTTTCAAATAGTTCCTCAGCCCATTCTTTTCCGTTATTTGCAAAATCTACTGGTTTAAAATGTTGTTCTCCTTGACATTCAATAGCCACATTTTTATTTGGTAAGAAAAAATCAAGTTTGTTCTTTCTGTTTGTCTCATCATACTTATATTGTTGAATAAATTCCATATTATTTTCTTCTAGCATATTACGGACTTCATTTTCTATTTTACTTTGTTTACAGTGTGGGCATCCGTGACCGTGAAGATGGTCATTTGGTGCTTGCGAAAATTCACCGTGAATAGGACATATAATTATCAAAGGCGCATGCGTTCCGTTATATTTAGATTTATTATAATCGTACTTATCGCCATGAACTTTCTTCGCATCATTGATAAATGATTCAGTTGTTCTCTTAGCACTACCACCACATATAGGGCAACCATGCTTTCTAAGTATATGTTTATCTGGTGTTTGCCAAAATTCTCCATGCTCTTTGCATATTATACATACTTTCGTTCTATTATTCACATACTCAACCTTTGAATAGTCATACTTTCCATTGTGAACTTCGTTAGCTCTTTTAATGAACTCTTCAACTGGTGTCTT